TACGATTTCATCAACAGTGACAGGACTTCCACCTGTCAAAGTCCACGCACAGTCTGCAAGTCCTTCATTGTCAAACAGCGCAACATCGCCAGCAGTAGGAATTGCGCCACCTTTCCAATTTGCGGCAGTGGAAGATGCGGTCGATGTACCGCCAAGCCATTTTATTGTTGCCATAATACTCACACTAATTTCGTTTTGGTTGAAGTGACCTTAACAGCCGTTCCACCTTTTTCCGAAACAAGAGCGAGTAAATCTTGACCTCTTTGGATAAAACCCCTTAGTTGGGCCGTCAAACGAATATCTTGTTCTTTTCTCTCGCTCTCGTTGACATAGGAAGGTAAGGTATCAATCATAACTTGTAGGCAGTCTGCACACACAAGTGCTTTGATTGCTGATTCTTTTTGTGCTGTTGTGACAACATTGGTGGAGTCGTCTGCAAGGAAAGCAGTATTTCTTGCGGACTTGTTGACTTGTTCTGTACGCATACTGATGTATTCAGTAATGGTGCCTTCGTTAAGACCCCGTGGGCGGTTTAACAAATCCCGAATGTTGTCAGTAGTGACTGTCATTCTTCTTCACCCAAACCGTTCACAGGCCACCTGTCGTTATAGTCTTTCGGTACTGCTATTGTAGCAGTATTCTTAGGTGGCGTTGAACAGCGACCAAGAATAACCACTAATTGTGTTTTGACAATATCGTGTGCCATACGGCTGTCGGGCAACCAATATGTTTCTCGGTCGGGAAGAAGTGTTGCTGGACTGTTTGGTCTTCGGCTACTTGGTCGTACAAGACGAACAAGCCAACCGTTGCCACTTATCCAATGCTTTTGTCGGTGACGCATATCAGTCACCTTTGCATCTTTCGGCACCGGAATGCCCTTTTCCCTAAGTTGCTTTGCCAATTTGGTGCGCTCACTCATTCGTCAGCCACCTTTTTCTTGGATTGCTTTTTAGCAGGCTTCTTAGCCTTCTTAGCAGGGGGGATAACATCATAGTTTCCTTCGGAGTTAAGCCGATAGATTGTACCATCGGCTTCTGTCCATTCTTTGATTGAATCACTCAAAGTGAATCACCTCAAAGAGTTTCGATGTAGTTGATGTACACAGATGCTCCACCAGCGGTAAGTGCGGCGGTAGCAATTGTTAGCAAAACGCTTGATTCCGAATTGATAATAGAAGTACCGGAAGGTCGCTTAAAGTGCGAAGTTGCACGAACAACTGCGGCGTTGTCAAAAGCAGTAGCACCCAAGAAAGCATCAGCGGTTCCTGTGATTCCCAAAGCAACTGTTGCGGAGCCGGAAGATGCAAAGGGAACATCAGCATCAAGCATAAAGTCAACGACGATTGCGCCAGCAGGTAGTGTCTGTGCAGTTCCCGTTGGGCTGGTGAGCGTTTTTGCTCCTGTGGTTAGACTGCTACCGTCAAACACGAATTTGAGGGTGTGGATTTGTTGTCCGCCAACCTTTGGTTCGGTGACTGCGTTGTCTGCAATCTTTACTGTGCTAACTGCTCCTGTTTGGAGCATATTAGTTTCGATGAAGTCTTGGAATTTACGGTTTTGTGCCAAGTAAATCACCTCAAACGACGCCGGTAATCTTGGCGATTCTGTTCGAGGTACCTGCACCTGCACCGTCTTGGTGTTGGTGAACAACGCTTCCCATGTAGCCGGTTAGGAGCCAATCGAATCCAACGCCCGGAAGACGGGTAAGTTCGGTTTCTTGGTAGCCTGCACCGTTGTAGGTAAAGAACTCGGCTGTTTCTGCGCCCGGAATGAGCAAGAGAGCGTCGTCTTCGATTGCGCCTGCGGTATCGGTTGGGAGCAAGGACTTTCCACCGGTGAAGTCACGGGTGTAGTAAATGCTCATCTTTGCGATTCGAGCCATGTGGTCTTGAAGGGACTCCACGACATTTCCGTAAAGTTGGGTGTTCAAGAGCGCACTGCGGGTTGAAGCAGGGAGGACAAGAGCCATCGCTTCATCTCCCGACACACGACCGTTTGCGAAAATCTTGTCCATTGTAGCCAAGAGGTCGCTTTCTTCGTCAGCAGATGCGCTACCAAAGGTTGCAGTTGCGGCTTGGGTTTGTCCAGCACCACCGTGAAGGGTGGAAAGAATGTTGTTGTCGATAACATCGGCTCGTCCACGGACGATTGCGAGTTGTTGTCGGTCAATGTTCTCAAAGGATTCGCCACGGAGTCGCACAGTGTCAAGGAAGACACAGCGGCCTTGACCCTTCTGCAACTTCACAGTGTAGTTGGAAGTTCCAATCTTTGTAGGGTCAACAGTTGCGGCATCATCGAGTGGGTAGGAGAAAGTTCCTTCAACACCGGTGTACCACTTGAACTCAAGCCAAGGGACTGTTCGGGTTCCGACGATTTGTGTTCCGACTGCAATTCGAGTGGATTGTAGTTGGATAAAGTCACGGAGGGTTTGTTCGAGAACTGCGTCACCGGTACCAAAAGGCCCAGCGGCGGCAGATGCGTTCATAATTTGTTCGAGGGATTCGTTTGCCATCTTATTCACTTCCATTTATTTTTTTGTTATCAAGCCGTTGCACATTGAGTTGTGTTGACGGGAATTAGTTCACCTGCTGATGTAGTTGCTTGTCCTTCACCGACATAAACACCGACGAGTTTGTCCGAACCTGCTGTTTTATTGACAAGGCCGCTACCCTTAAGGTACACCAAATCGCCGGTTTCGTATGTAATTGAATTTTGGGAGGCAATCATGTGAACGCCACCCATTGGGAAGTAGGAGCAAGTTGCGCCTGTGGTTTCAAAAACAAGGTCTGCATCACGGCTGGATTCGCCAGCGGAAACACCCAAAGGCACATTTGTTGCGGCTCCAACTTGGAGTTTGTTTGCGTCTGAAGACTTTGCGAGAACAAGGCCAACACCGCTTACGGTTTGTGCGTCTTTCAAAATTGCGTTGCGGGGGTCGTTGCCTGTAAATGCTACCATTCAAATCATCTCCTTCATTTCTTCAAAGTTGGGTGCGCTGATGCGCTGGTCATTACGCTCGGTTCCGCTTAGGGTTTTGTTCCAAGAAGAAGCCCAAGCATTCCATGCTTGTGCGTATAGACTTTGTGGGGTTTCGACAACTTTACCGTTTAGGTAGTTGGCGACAACAGGTTCAGCGGTCTTGCTTTCTTCGGAAGCGACGGCTGATTCGGATGCTGGAACTGCTGGGGTCATTTCGACCACAGGTTCAGCAGGGTGGGATGCTTCCCAAGATGCGATGAGGTTGGTAAGGGTGTCCGAAGAAAGGTCTTCGTGTCCCTTAAGTCCAAGTTCGGTTGCGGAAGCAACGAGTCCAAGTCGGACTTCTTCTGTTTGAGCGGCTTCGTGAGCCTTCATCTCTTCAAGTTCTGCACGAGCAAGAACCAATTCTGCTTGTAGTGCTTCCATCTCACTTGCGGAAACATTTTCTTCAATAATTTCTTCATCGGACATATTCGTTATCTCCTTTCGGTAATCTTGCCGAGATGCCGATTGACTTATGAAGGTTTCTTCGATGGAGGCAGTTCTTTTAGCACGAGGATGCCCTTTGGGAAGTAGGTCATTGTCTTGCTTGTAATTGGGATTTGATGGCCTTCCGGTACGAAGGAGATATAGGAATGCGTTGACTCTTGCCACTCCCCAGCCATTTCTTGACATATTGGGTGCGTGGCTTGTGCTAAAAGCACCAGCACCACGACGGAATACAGTAAGGAGTGCGCCCATAGATGCTTTACTACCTTTTCCTTTTTTGTTGTGTTCTTGCATTTTGTTCTGCAAGGTTTTGCGAGTAGCGGGAGAAACAACAATTGACTTGTTTGGTTTTTTAGCGGAACCGGGTGGGTTTTTCTTAGACCCTTTTCGTCGCTCGTCGGGTTTAGCGGGAGTCTTTCTTGGGTCGTTCTTTCCGGGTTTGCCATGCTGTCCACCATGTTTTGCTTCTGCGTTTTCTTTAACCTTTTCAACAGATTCTATTGTCGCTCGGTTGTACGCTGGCTTATGAACTATTGCCAAGTGGTCAAAGGTAAAGTCATTGTCAAACACCATACCTGTTTCACTTGCGGCGATAGGGATTCCATAGCCACCAATGCTAACACCATATTCGGGTTTTAACCATAGACCGGATTCAAGAGCCTCAAACAATTCTTCTCGATACACATGGGCCGCATACCGCACTTCGTACTTTTCTTTGTCGGGATAACTTATTGTTGCGGAAATAACCTTTCCTACATTTGCTTCATTTACGCCACCGTCCATGTTGCGCTCAAAACCAACATCTTTTGCTTTAGGGTGGTTAAGTGTTAAATCAGCACCTATCATTTGGTCAAGTACCTTTTCTGCACCACGCTTAGTAATAGCCCAACGGTTTTTGTTGTAGCCTTCGTGGAATGCAACACCTTTGATTTCAAGAATGTTTTTGCCTGTTGATGCTTCAACTTTAGCAACTATTTCCTCAACAGTAATTTCCATAGTGACATTTACAGGTTGACAAGAACCGGCAACCATTTCTTCACCAATAGGACAAGAGGCTGATGCTTCTGCAAATTCGTGACCTTTGTGTGCGGCCATACATTGTTCTTTACTGTACCCTGCCTCTTGGCAACGGGACATATACTCACCATGCGTTTCGCTTTCTTTTGGTTTTGGTTCTGCGGCTTCTGCGTGTTCAGCACAGCCTCCGCAACATGGTTTGTCTTCGGAAGCCTCAATAACTTCTTCGATGCCTTCAATGACTTCGCCTTCATTAGAAGACCATAGTTCATCGTAGGATGCTTCGACTTTGTTAGTTGACCATTGTCGGCAAGACCAATAACCGGGTGTGGTTCGGTCTTTCTTTTCCGAGCAACTGTGTCGGTCACGGAATGCCTTGCGTCGCTTAGGGTCGTCACGCTTGATTTCCATGTTTGGGTCGCCAAAACGCACAATGACTACTTTGCCACTTGAGTTCTGCACATAAACAGCAAATTTCTTAGGTCCGCCTTGTGTACGGAATGGTTTGTTGAGTGTCACCTTTTTACCTTGATATTCTGCGGCTTCAACGGTTTCTTCGTCTTCATCATCATCGTAAGACGCTTCTTTACCCTCATACATAGAGTTGCACACAGCCGCTCGCTGTGCTGGATTTGGGTACTCGTCAGCAGTCTTGCTGTCACCCATACACCTGTCCATGTAATCGTCTTTCGACTCACCTTCTTGAACATCGGGCATGGTACTGCGACAGGCGGAGTGACTTTTAATCCATTCGCCAAATCTGTTGACTTTCGTTTAAAATGTCTTCGTAAAGTGACAGTGACATAATGTTTTGAACATCATAGTATGACTCCACTTTGGTATATCCAAGAGATATTACGGTCTTAACAAGTGATTCCATTTTTATTTGCTCTATGGGATTCAATACTGTGACCTTCGGTATATCACGCAATACATAACTATTGTTTCTTTCTTCTAACAAAAATGGGTGATACTTATTTTTTCGGTATTTCTTTTTGACATAGGTATTACCAACAAATGCGAACTCTTCAAGAATCAAAGAGCCGGTGTACGCTACCGGTTCATCATCAACAAAGAGTACCCAATAATCCATGTTATCAAAAATTTGAGGATAACCCTTTTCGCTTGGGAATGGTAAATTGGGCCAAATCAACTCAAGTTCTTTGCGCTCAAGACACTCAACTATCATTTTTACCCCATCTTTTCCAAGCAACTTTTGCGACAAAAACCCAAAAAAGAACTTCAAGAACTACCAATAGGAATGTGCCAACAACTACCCATTCCATATAGTACCCTCATTTTTTATTTTCTTCTTCTCCAACAGGTTTTATGGGGGTAATTGTTGTCATTCCAGCATCGTGCTTTTTGATTTCATGCACATGGTCTTGTGCAGACTTTTCCAAAAACATCTTGTGGTCATGTTCTTCGGAGTCACGGTCACGCTCGTGCTTAAGTTCTTGGGGAATGTTATCAATTTCAATGGTTTGTTCGGATTCCCACATACGGAGAACAGTATTCATAGCCGGACCTGCAACACCACCAATAATAGCAATAAGAGCGATAAAACCATCCAAGTTAGCAAGAACAACATCGGGTTTCCAAATACCCATACCTACTACTGCGCCGCTTGCGAGAAGCCATAGGTAAATTGCCGGTATTACAGTACGCTGTACCATTTTGTCGTTAAACGAATTTGGGTTTTTTTTACTCATCTTTCATCCCCTCTTGTTGGTTTGTTCTTGGAAGTTCGCCGGTTTTTCCTTTAGTCCCTTCTTTGCGATTGGTACCTGCCGATTCCGGTTGCATACCAATAACTTCGAGTGTTTGATTAAGTGTTAGGATGCCTGCATCATAACCAAGAACGGCTCTTTTCATAGAGTCCATAGGCGACTCTTCTGCAATAGGTTCAAAGTGGAACTCCGGTAAATCTTTCATTTCATGCTTGATACCTTTAAGTTCTAATTGTTTTGAGAATAATTCCATAATACCTTGCTTAACAATTGATTGAAGGCGAGAGATGGCCGTATTAGCCCACATATTTGCGTTGTAGGTAGCGGCAAAGGTTGAACCCTTTTCTTGCCCTGCGGCGACACGAGGGACATGAAGAACGGCGGCTACATTGGCACCAACCATATCAAGGAAACCGCTGTTGTCGGGAATTGTGTTTTTGAGGTCAACATGATGTAGTGTGACATAGGAAGGTAGGATTGGCATTTGGTCGCCTCGCAGACCTTCAAACAATTTGATAACTTCATCCATAATAATCCCAAGCCTTTCTTGTTGCTCGTCGGGGTCTTGGATATGTTCAATGGCCGACTTATCAATTGTAATGAATTGCTTGGTTAGCACATCTTCAAGAGCAATACGGTTGTTCATTGTGTTGTACTTAACACGCACTACTTGCTCAAGTGAAGAAAATCGGGATTGACCCCACACACCATAGGTTTGACGCAATTTTGTGTCTTCGTACCAATTGCTTCGGAAGTCTGTTCGGAAGTGTACGATTTCGCTACGAGGGAATACCATAGTGTCAATGCCTTGTTCTCGCAAGATGTAAAAGTCATTTGTCATAATTGGACTGTTTTCGTCGGCTGTGAATGGTAATCCGTTTGCCCCACGGTTGTCAACAATAGTAATCTGTCGGATAGGAAGGCTTTGAATGTTGGTAATACCTACACCGGTACGACCAACTAATTTGTTAATGTCGTTGCCATACACTTGTAGGTTGCGTAGTGCGTTGATAAGAAAGTCGTCAAAGTCAACACGGTCAACCATTTCCATGATTGCGTTGCGTATTGAGCCATTCTTAGCCTTCTTGTAGTCAATGCGGTAGTTGTTAGCAGTGAGCGACACACTGCGTACAGCACCATTGAGTTCGGGGTCTAACTTGACCATGTTGTCGTACAAGTCAAATTTGTTAAGGAAGTTCGATTCCTTTTGGAACTTTTCTGTTTCGGAAAAAATATCCGGCAAACCTGCGGCAACTGACAGTGGTACATTACTACCGACCCGATGAACGATTTTTTCTTCGGCGACGGCGTTGCGTCGAAACCTATCAAAGATACCCATGTTAGGGGGAGATGTGGGATGATTTATGAAGGTAGCGATTTATTTTTGTTTATTGTTTCTTTTTTTACAAAAATAATTAAATCGAACGACATATATCGGTTTTGCTTAATTCTTTTATTGTTTCAAAGGCGTTTAAGAAAAAGAAGTAATAAGCAATATCAGTGGGGCATAAAACATCTATGAATAAATGAAAGAATACTATGTTTGGTCTTTGAGTACATCGTTTTATTCTTTTTGTTGGTGCTAAATCAACAGAAAGATAAATGTTCATAAAGGGTTTCCTCTTGGAGTATATTGATGCGAGCCTCTCCGAACTACGGTAGCGATTTAATTGCTGAACAATTTAAAGAAGGCGAGGCTGTTCTTAGTCTTGCCCGAAGGTTAAACAAGATTGACCCTAAAAAATCAGTTAAGGGTTGGGAAATGTCAATTTACCGTTGGAAAAATAATGAAAAGCCAGCACCTAAACCCGAAAAAGAGCCTTTTATTGAAAATGAACTTGAGGCTGTAAAGCAATCTTATCACTATGACTCGACAAAAGACGAATACTACACTTTCTTGCGAGTTGCAGACCAAATGATTTGTGTTGACGGTGACAAACATAGGGCCATGAAAGAAGCATACTCAAACATGGTAGGGAAACCTGCATCTATGAATGAAATTTGTAGGGAATTTGGTATTCCTCGTGCGTGGTTTGATGAATACCGACGACGGCATGGATGGACGCATGATATGTCGCCATACACCGATGAAGAAATTACCACAAAAGATGTGGATATGCTTGTTGATGATTTGGTGACAAGGAGAAAACACCAACTGCACAAGAAATTTGAGCGAGCCAAGTGGAAGTCTATTGAAGAATCAGCAGAAAAGTACAATATGTTTGAGGAAAAAATACTTAACGAG